TGATAATTCGTTCATATTTGTAGTATTCGTAATTTCGTTCCGATTTTTATCTCTATTACGATTCATATTTGCAGTATTCATAATTTCATTCTGCCTTATTTTGAATATTCTCGGATCTCTATCACGGTTCATATAGTATCATATAACATTTTATATATGTCTTTCAAATATAATATATTCTGGAAATATGTTTTTCAGTCTATTTTTATGTTTCATGTAGATGGTAAGTTTTTCATGATTTGACATGGACTCTGTGAAAAAGTCGATTTTTTTTAGTTCGTGATGTACTTCAAGCTCGATGCGAAACCCCCTATTACGTTCGGGGTGAAGATCTTCGAGTAATTGCCAGGTTTCATTTCTAAACCTGCGAACGGCATCCGTTACAAGTAGATCTTCTTGCAATATAATTGCAGAATAACTACGCAACTGGTTGCGTAGGGTGCCGACACGTCGTACGACATTCATTTACATATATTATAACACACGTTTTTAAGTCTACTTATTCACACCGATGAGTAAACTTATTAACGAGGCTACTTCAATGAGTATTAAGGCTTGTTGAGACATGACAAGAAGTTTGGCTCGTGTAGTTTTAGGGGCGAATTCCCCATATCCAACACTTGACATGGTCGTAAAGGAAAAGTAGAATGGGTCGATGAGTGATGTAAACCCGAATTCAACTGGTTTCAACGTGGCGTATAACAGGCCGTACATGAGTGTTATTACAATCACAGAAACCGGAATATGCATTTATTATATATACATATAATAAATGTGGCTGACCCTGACCCTATTGGGTATCATTTTATACATTTTAACCATACGGGTGAAAAGGGAAAGATCTATAGACTATAAATGTTTTTTACTGACACTCCCCACGTCCAAGAAAAGAAAAGAAACATTTTTAAAATCCCATGACAATACTATACCCCTGGAAATAATATACGGGACAGATACCAAAAAAATTGAGAATATATCAGATTTTAAACATCTCATCAAACCCGAATATTACAGGGAAGCTATTCGAATGCATTACAACCCTTCACGTAAACGCCCCGATATTACATATATAAACGCGGGGGCTATAGGGTGTTACATGGGACATATGGATTTTTACGAGCGGTGCTTTGCTCAAGGTTTGAAATATGCCGTGATGTTTGAAGATAATGTAATCGTTAAAAGTCCTGAACTTTATGCACAAATTCAAGATGTTATCGACACACTGGGAAACAATTTCGAGATCTGTTTTTTCCACTGCTTATCCAGATTACCTGATGGTCAAGAGAAGGGGTTAGAAAGTGTGAAGTGGATCACGAGTATGAAATGTTACCTCGTGAATGTCGAAAATATGAAGAAATACTATCAACATTTCTTCCCAATCGATAATCATGTCGATCTCAAACACGAAGATATTATCGCAGAAGGTGCAAGAGTATTTTATAAAGATTCTCGAGATTATATGAAAATCGATAGAACTGGTCCAAGTACTATCGGTCATCACGATTGGGGGTATAAACACCGCTTTTCGCGCCAATATCCACATCTTACAACTGAAGTGTTGAAAATGGGGTATTAAATCGAGACTATACTGCGGTGTGTTCGTCTATACTCCGTCGACTAGTTCTACTACCAATTTTCGTAAATGCACCTAACCACCGATTTACAGCACTGATTGAATTAGTAGCCGACCCTGTGTCATCGGAAACAAGTACACTCAAGCCATTACACACATCGGGCTTATTTTCCTTATCCGGAAACTGTTTCAGAAACGCATGTATAGTCTCAGCCGGGATATCGGGAGAGTCGTCGAGTAGTCTATCGTAATCTTCGCGACATTTCATTACAAATTCCACTACACCCGCGCGATGTCTTACATCTAACGAGAGTTCCATATCTATGTTTCTATAAAATTTAGACCACTGTACACACATAGCAGAATGCCCCTCAGATAAACTTAAACTTTGACTAAACTTACTTATGGATGTCAATATCCCCCCCATAACGTTTAAAAATGCAAAAAAGTATTGAATAGCGATAATACGCACCTTCATGTCATTACTCAAGTCGCTATTCCCACTCGGGTTAAGTACTGCAAACCCACCAACACCCGTTATACTCGCTATAATAATACTCGGATAGGCTAAATAATCATTTGTTTTCTTGAACGACAGTCTCGCATGATTATGTAACCATCTATACCCGGCAGCCTTTTCTGCCCATTTTATTAACAATTTTTCTTGTTTATCACACCAAGTACCACAATGGGGCACATCCGATTCACCCATATAGATTTAACTGATATATTTTTCGAGATCCGGTTTCATCTCCTGTACCCACCACTTCTTTTCGTCTGGGTCCCATTTTGCGCCATGAGATTTGGCTACATCTTTTTCATCATAAGGAACGTTCAATAAAATGCGAGCGCCTTTCACCGCAAGCGGTTCTACTACCCATTTCAAAGCTTCCTCTTCAGATGTAAATGATTTATATACAGCCCCACTGTACCCGTCAATCTGCGCCTTAGCGTCCTTCCACGTGGTGTACACCCCGGGAATATGTCCCCGAATGACCCTATAAAACTTGTTTTTACCAGACTTAACGATTCCACCGGCACTCGTAAATGCTAATTTATCCACTTCTTCATTCTTTGGATCCCCATTATGCGCCTTTACCCACTTCCAATTGACATATTTCAATTTACTACGAGCTTCATCAATAGCGATCCACAATTCTTTATTTTTTACCGCAGTCCCCGTAGACGTTTTCCATTCGTTTTTTTTCCAATTTATTATCCAACTGCTAATTCCGTTCTTCACATACTGACTATCGGTGAATATACAGACTTCGTCTATATTTCGTTTTCCACATTCTTCTAACGCTTTCAGAACCGCAGTCATCTCCATAACATTGTTAGTCGTGTTAGACTGTTTACCACTAAGTTTAAAGTCATTTCCGATAGCACCCCAACCACCACGACCGGGATTACCCAGGCAACTACCGTCAGTATAGACATCGTACATATTCATTTAACGTGTTTCTCTTTTATATCATGGTACGTTGAAGCTTTCTTGGGTGTTTTACATATAGTATCTCCACAGTGGTCCCTGTTCTGATAGATAGAGTTTATAGAAGTTGAAATTTCGTTACACGACTTCAACGACCACCGACCCAATACAGGTTTATCGATTTTAAATAATAATCCAAATATTTTCTTAATCATTATCTATCTCTGGGGGGGTACATTTAATTACGTTTTCAGGTTTGAAAAAATCATTAAATGGGCAAAATTCACAACGTCTGTGACGTATCGCACAGTCTAGTACATCGGCATTTTTCATACAGGGTTTTTTCATGGCATTTTTTCGTTGTCGATACGTCCGTCGCCGAATAATAGAAAAACATACCGGGGTTTGACCTAGAGCTAACATATAATAGTAAATAGAATATATCTTTTAAGATAGATTTAGGCGAGTTCATCTTCAACTTCTATTTTAAGTTTACAGTCAGCTTTCGGGTAAGCCACACATAACATGGTATACCCCCTCATCATTTGATGTTCATCAAGAAAGGATTGAGCATCTTGGCTTACATGACCCCACACTAATCTCGCCACACACGCGGAACACGTACCCTCACGACACGAATACGGAAGATCGAGTCCTTCTTGTTCCGCAGCGTCTAGAATATACGTATCACCGTCACATTCAAACGTTTCATCACCACCGGGTGTAATCAACGTAACTTTATAGTTCGCACGAACAGCTACACGAGACTTCTTCTTGATAAGACGAGTTCGTGGTACAATGGGTGACTTAAGATGACAAGTGGTAAGGGTAGACATGATAGTTGACCATGGAGTTTCGTTTTTAAATAGCATTATTCGTGCAATTTAAAAAGGATTGTTTTATATATTTTTTACTATCAAACGAATATTTGATACTTAGTTGCTGAAAGCCAAACCGCCCATTCCGCTTTGAATGCGGAGGACGTTGTAGTTAACAGCGAACATGTTGAGGTTGGTCGCGACGGCGCCCGCCTTGGTCTTGATGGCAACTTGCGCGTTATCGATGCGGGAGAAGTTGCAGGTACCGGTCGGCTGGTGCTCTTCGGGCTTGAGCGCGAAAGAGTACGAGTACACACCGGGCAGAGGCGAGCCAGTGTGGTGGTTGTAGGCTTGGACTTGGTTGAAGTACTTACCGGTTTGCTCCTTGAAGCGGTCTTGGCCGTTAAGCACAAGCTTGAACGTGTCGACGGGGCCGGCAAGTTCTTCGGTCCAGGCAACACCTTCGGAAGTCGCTTGCAGAAGGGGGGCACCGGTCATCGCCGTGGCGACGAAGCAGTTACCGGAACTGGCACCCGCGCACACGTTCGACGCGAGGGTCGCGACAGACGAGCTGGTGAAGTTCCACAAGTTGGAACGGGACACCGAACCCTGGTCAGCGCACCACACAAGCTCCTTAACGGGGTGGTTGTAGGAGAGGCGGATCTGCTTGACCTGGCCAGCGCTGGCAAGAGCGTCGGAACCGGTATGCTGAACCTGCTCGATCAGGTATTCGTGACCCTTCTGGGCGAAGCGGCGACGCTCTTCGGTGTCCAGGTAGATGTAGTTGGCGTACACCTTGAAGGTGGAACCATCGGTGTATTGGTCGAACTCGGAGGACAGGTCGAAATCCAAACGGACTTCGTGGTACTGGAGCGCGATCAGGGGGAGCGCCAAACCGGGGTTGCGGTTGAAGAAGAAGATCAGAGGGAGGAAGATCTGACCGGCATCGGCACCGGGGGTGGTCATCTTACCCCAAGACGCCTTCTTGGACTCATCGAGGTACAACTCGGAGTACAAACGCCACCACCTTTGGTAGTGCTTGTCGATGCGCTGACCACCGATGGACAGTTCAACATCCTTGATGGCACGCTCCGCGGCGAAGCACGTGTCATCGGCGGCACCGGTGATTTCCACGAGACCAGCCTTGGCCTTCATCTCGACGTACATGTCGGCGACGAGGTCACCGTTACGGGCGACGGTCACGGAGACACGGCCGTTGTCAGCGGGGTTACCGTTGACGGTTTGTTCGATGTTTTCCATCGCGAAGTTGGTGTGGCGCTTGTAAACAGCCTGGAAGAAAGTTACAGCGGGGTTGCCGGTCAGGTATACATCCTGGGCACCGTAAGCTACGAGTTGCATGAGACCACCGGCCATTTTTTTTGTTGTACTATACACCAACATTTTATTTCAGCGCGAAAAAACATGCACCCTTTTTCCTGTGTGTACATAAAATGTCAACCACCCCCGAGAAGAAAGAAGAGTCTGAATATGAGTCCGAGTCTGAGTCCGGGTCCGAGTCCGGGGTCGAGGAAGTTGTTGGTGCTGAAGATGCGATTGACCTCGCGGAATATGAAAGTGAAGATGAAGGTGAAATCGACCCCGTAGGTATCATGGTCGAACTTTTAGAAACTGCTCTGATCACACCCGAAGGTGAGACGGTCTGCAGTGCACTCGTGAATGTGGGACGGCAAATTGAAATACAAAATAAAATTATGGTCAAACTTTTGACCACGCTTCAAAAAAATTGAGCTTAGAAAAATGACCCCCTAATATAGAAAATGTCAGAGGGTACTCACTTCATCAGCGAAAATGCTGGGCACGAGGAAGCAAACAGTGCCATGAGGACAAATGAAATTAAAACTTTTAGCGATGTAGAGTTCAAACACTTCATCGACGAATTGGAACATATGTGGAAGATTAACGAGCATAACGATCAATACTTGTCTTACCGAATTGGATACGATAATTTTTTTACAAAAAACGAACTTAGTGAAGATGGTCTACCCACGAGTGTAAATATCGAAACGATCTGCACCAAATACAAAAACGTTCGAGATGGCCTGTGTGAATTATATCATAGGGCCGACACACTTAAACTCTTGGAGTTCGAACGTGAGAATGAAGACGTGAAAATGGCTACGAGAATTAACCGTCTGATCGATCAAGTAGATGATGCTTGGCAAATTGTATTTCGTAACGCTCGCATTTATGATAGAGTAAACAACCCTACATATGTTCCAATTAACCCAGAATCCGACCCATCTCTTTTCCGTGTATCCACAATCGCGAACATTCAAGAGCTTTCCCCATTCCAACAGTCTATTTTACAAACACTTCGGTACCTTTACGAAAACAACATTAAGAGATACAAAGGACAATGCTGTACTGAAATTAAAACAGCATCTGGGGCTTCTACGAGAGCGTGGAAACCCATACAGACGATCCAAGAGTTTGTGTACAGTGTCAGTAAGAAGGAGATACATTTTGAACTATGGAAAAATTTGACATCGCGTGGGACTGGTCATCGTGACGTTATCACGTATCTATCAAATTGTAACGACATGCAATTTCCCGACATTGTCAAGAACCGTCATGTATGGTCATTCAACAATGGTATTTTCATCGGTAAAGAACGGTTAGATAAGGACGGCGCCTATAAGTCTTCGTTCTACACGTACGATTCACCCGAGTTCAAATCACTCGATCAAACTGTTATGAGCTGTAAATACTTTGATCAGGAATACACTGACCATTCACAACTTGAGGATTGGTACGATATCCCCACGCCATATTTCCAGTCTATTCTGGATTACCAGAAGTTTGACGAAGATGTGTGTAAGTGGATTTACGTTTTAGGTGGTCGTCTATGCTTCGACGTTAACGACATGGATGGTTGGCAAGCGATTCCTTTCCTAAAGGGTGTTGCGCGCTCCGGTAAGTCTACACTGATCACGAAGGTGTTTAGAAAGTTCTACTGTACGGAGGACGTTCGCACGCTTTCAAACAATGTCGAGAAGAAGTTCGGTCTGTCTTCCATTTACGACGCGTTCATGTTTATCGCCCCCGAAGTTAAGAATGATCTCGCACTCGAACAAGCTGAGTTCCAATCCATTGTGAGCGGAGAAGACGTCTCGATTGCGGTAAAACACGAGAAAGCCAAATCTATCGAATGGAAAACGCCGGGTATTCTTGGTGGGAACGAGGTGCCCCACTGGAAGGACAACTCGGGAAGTATTCTGCGCCGTATTTTGACAGTCAATTTTGGTAAACAAGTAAAAAATGCCGACCCTACGTTAGATGTGAAGTTAGAGAGTGAACTCCCTGTCATTCTTCAAAAATGTGTGCGCGCGTATTTACTCTATTCGCAGCAGTACGCCAATAAGGATATCTGGAATGTTCTTCCGGAGTATTTTAAGAAGGTGCAAAAACAGGTCGCACTCGTTACCAGTCCACTCGAGAACTTCTTACAGTCGCATATGGTCAAAATAGATGAGAACTCTACTTGTCCCATGACCGTCTTCCAGGATGCATTCAATAACTTCTGCGTATCCAGAAACCTTGGTAAGAAGACCATCAATTACGACACGTATATCGGGCCATTCAGTCAGAGAGATCTATCGGTGGCCGTCGATTCGCGGCTGCATAATGATATGATGTACGATGCACAGGAATTTGTAGTGGGTCTCGACGTGGTCGTGTCTCTTAACAATTAAAATGTACGCGTAAAATATATGGGTCAGTTTAACCATTTCGTCAATAACGAAAATATACCATCGTTTAATGAAGTCTTACGATCTGAACCGTACTTAACAGACGCTAACCGAAATAAACTACAACGTGCGCGCACAAAGGAGAACATGCGTGTATACGATAAGATGACGAATCTGACACAGAAGAGAGTTGAAAATTCTAATGTCATGAAACTCGTGGTGAGTCCACTCCAACTCGGATTTTTTAACGCTATAGTCAACAGGGAGTATGACGCGAAGGCAAAGCGTATCAACTTAGAAAATGTAATTAATAAACCTATACCTGGCAGGGTTACGTTACCGGGTACGACCTTAGATATAGAAGTTACGAATATCAAGTTGATATATGGTCGTTACACTGGGGGTATGGAACGTTCCAAGTCTGGTATAGTCGGTAAATTTAACCCGGCGACGAACTATTTCATGGCACAGATAACTGCGAATATGTATGATGGGTCCGTTAGACAAGGTGTAAACTTCCGCATATATAGGAATGGTAAAATACACTTTTCGGGTGGGTTCATGAACAACGACATCACACACGCTGGGAAAATTCAAAAGTACATTGTAGACAATTTTACAAATAGAGAAAACTTTTTATACAATCCTATAATTTATAACAATATCACTGGTCAATTTAAGATAAATGGTCGGATCGATTTGACGAAAGTAGCTAGAACATTTGCAAAGACTGGCAAAGTTGAATACGAACCAGAACTTCAAGCGTCTTTACGCATGGAATATAAGGGTAGAACATTCCAACTGTTTACGTCTGGTGTGATACAAATCCTAGGAGTCGCCAATAACGCTGGTATGTTAGCGTCATACGATATAGGGAAGAGCTTCACAAAAGAATTGGTCGTCTTAGAATGTATAAAAATTGTGAGTACTCAAGTGACTGACCGTGTCGCAAAGCGCCGCGTCGTGAAGACGGTGAATACTACTAAAAGTATAGGAAATGTGAACTATGATAAAAATAAAAAACGAATCATCATTTCAAAAAAGATGTGCATGTCACATTCTAAACCCGAACTCGTGTCCTTCGCCAAAAAACTTGGTATAATGAATATCAAGTCTACTACCACAAAAACCGCGTTATGCGAACTCATTAAAAAACACGTATACGGCAATTTTACCGTGAATGGTCACCCATGCAAATCACAATCAAAGGAATATTTAACCTCTGTAGCAATGACTAAGGGTATAACCGTATCCGATACCGACACCGTAAATGCGTTATGCCAAAAGTTGGAAATCCCTCCTCCTACTACACGCACCAAAAAAAATATGACCACGACCAAGGCCAAGTCGACGATTAATGCGGCTAATTATAAAAAACGTCGGTTAAACGATGAAAGTGTTAAGGAGAATATAAAGAAACTTTATGGTAATAAATGGCTTACCCAATATAAAAACGTAATGGAACCTCTTAATAAAAACGTAGCGGAAATGCAAAAGGCTATCAACGCACTCAATCTTAAAAAGAATCAAAAGGGTTTACCATTTAAGAAGGGTGTAGATGACGTTAAAAAGAGTGTGGTGAGAACATGGAAATCGCAGCGCAAAGTTGAGTTGAATAAAAAATTGAATAATTTGAATAACATTTTTGCTAAAAATCTCGAAAATTTAATGAATGTTACAACGCCGTCGCCTCCGAAGAAGAATAATAAGAAAACTCGATTCCCTAAAGGTACGCGAGTCGAACAAATTTAAAAACAATTCACGAATATCATACATGGATAACCCGAGAGATATTTTTCTACAACTCGCGCGATCAAAACCCGAAATACAAATAGACAATATGGAAAATGTGAATATCTATATACGAGAACATATTCTAAACACTATATTTTACGTGATAGTAGAGTATATTAAATTTGAACGCAGTACCCATGACACGGGGTTTGGCCCGATCGAAGAAAGTTATTACTGTACAGATGAATTTATCGACGCCGACGATGCACGTAAATGGATAAGAGAAAACATACCCGATGATGACATGGCTCTAATCATGTATGTGTTCGACAACCCCCGTAAAATGTATAGGTCTAAACATAGACGTACACTTTTATACCTTACAAACATGTTATATTTCGATTTATAAGTTTAGTGGGTTCAGAAATCTGTTTCAAATGTGCTGCGTGATATGAAAAATCATACCCTACAAAAGTCGTTTTTATTTTATCAGAAAGTGCAAACCCTTCGTATCTCTTCGCAACACTCTCACATACAGCTCCATTTTCAACTTCCATTAACCTATCTTCAAGCATAATGAACTCTTTCAATCTTTCTTTTGACATTCCATTATTCTTCATTTTAGTAAACATTTCTTTAGATTTTCCTTCCGTTAAGTGGAAATATTCCGTTTTGTATCCCAAATGAGAAACCTGAGTCTTATTATTAGTATCTATGTTGACTGTAAAAATAATATACAGAATTACTACAAGTAATGCGGGTAGTATCATTTAGTAGTATCCAAGATATTAAAAAGATCTTTAACTTTGTGTAAAATATTGAAAAGTTGGCGGTCGTCACCAATCGTTTTGGGGTCGATAATTTCCATTTCAATCTGATACACGACTGGGTCTTCACTGTCCATGTCGTGAGTGTCACCCATGCACGTGGTAAGGTCAATACTTAAATTTTTTCTGATGAAAGAGAGACGTTCTTTCATCTTCTTTTTATCCATCGTTCTGTCAACGTCTGCCACTGGTGTTTCTTTGGAGATACTGACTCGGAAATCGAAAGGTGTGTTCGAATTGTTTTTGAAATCCTCGTTGTGGACGCGATGCTTCTGAATCACGGTTTCCTCACCCGTGTTTTCGTCGATGGTGATACGCGTATTGTCAGTTTCACGGTAGAAAACTTCCTGTGACGTAGACATGATCTTTTCCCAACCGGTATATTTTTGGAGACGGCGCATCACGGCGGTGAAAGGCTCTTTACCGACATTCGTATCGAACATCTTACCATTGAATTTACCGAGGCGAATTTCAATCTCCACGTGTTCATCGTTTCTGTGAAGGTCGATAATAGGTTTTACTTTATCATATAGGTATTGAACGTCCATTGTAATCAAACTTATATAGTTGTAATTCTCTAAGTAACTTAGGTTAAAGTTTTCTTTCATTTTTAATACATGCAAGGTTTCTACAATAATGGCAATACGTGTTTTTTTAACGTAGCGATACAATGTTTGTTAAACGTGCGCGAATGTACAGAGTACATTTTGAATAATAAATATACAGGTACATGTGAATTTACTAAAGTATACGTAGATCTGGTACATATATATTTCAAAAACGCATCAGGTAAAATCAATATAGAGCACCTTCTCCAGAAGTTTAGGGACGTGTTTCCCCGATTCAAAGTGTATCAACCACACGATGCACAAGACGCGTTGTTTTGTATCATAGATATTATCGAAAAGGAGATTCCCATAGTAAAGACTTTAGTATATGGAAAACGCGCGCAGTATACTGTATGCCCGAGTGGTACAAAGACGATGGAAGAACCGTTTAGTTTCTTAATACTGAACAATTCTGATACACGGGATAAAGTGAGTGATATGATAACACGCTCCGAGAAGTGGTGTGTGTTGAGCGATTACAAAGACGATTCTGGTGTTACACATAACGTTTCTACAACACGTTCAACGATAACGGAGTATCCGAAAATTCTATTTATTTCGTTCGATAAAAAACAATTCGTGGAGATGGACGAATTCAAGCAGTATGAAATATGTGGGAGTATAGTTCATATTGGAACACAAAATGGTGGGCATTACATAACTATTCTAAAACGGCGTGACGGTAAGTGGTACTTACACGACGATGACGTAATAAAGGAGGTCGAATTCCCTGTTAAACATGCACATCATGTACTCATGTACAGGATAAAAAATCAACCATCTTAATATCTTCCTTAATATTCACGAGCGTTCTATAAAACGTCCGCCGCCCGTTCGGGTAGGTCTTATCATGACGCCTCTGAACAGGTTTCCACCACATCGGTTCGTCTTGATGCATATATTGACACTCTACGATCGCGTCTTCTTCCACGTGCACTTCCCGGGGAACTTGATCTTCGTGTATTTCGGATTCAAAAATGAGTTTTCCTCGATCTTGAACGTATAGACGCCATGTGGTACCTTTTTTTTTGAATTGGAAATCAATCGTATTCTTATCCCTTGGCTTCCATTTAAACATGGTTTCGTGTGTTCCCGTTTTAATAGTGGCCCTTATCGGTGTAAAAATGAGACCATCAATTTTTTGTGTAACGGTGGGTAAATACTCATTCATAAATAACTCGAAATCATTTAACATATAAATTTTTTTAACTTTCATTTTAATTGGATCGTATTTTAAAACGGTCAACATTTTAACAACTTTTTCGACATCGTCAAGGCGATCAATAAAGTTTTTATTTCCGACAACCGTACCTGAGGCCAAAAGACAATCGTAAATCATGAATGTATCTTCATACAACTCACCTTCGAGAATCGTCCCCTCATATATAGGCTTTCTAAAATTGAGAGGACATTCGAACATGTCAAGTGCCCGATTCACGAATACACACCGCTTCTTGTTTTCAAACATAAATGCTAAAAGCATATAGCGCGTACCGTCAGTCTTTTCGCATACAGCGTATGGTTGACTTTTCAATACAGGGAAATGTGTATATTCGATGGATACGGGTTGGCACCCGGGAAATGTACCCTTGACACCCCAGTGAGTTTCCATAAAGGATATCGCATATGTGTAAATAGGACCGTCCCTGTTTACATATAGACGTTGCATCTGTATTGAGATATTAATTTATTCTTTAAGCCGATTTAATACCGGTAGAGTTTAGGATATTTCCAAAACACTCGTGTGTGTATGTACTCGTGACTTCAGCTGCCGTATACGCGACAATCTTTACACCAGATTCTTTAAATTTTTCAAACATTACACTCGACTTAGGTGCAATTTTGAAACTACTAGTTCGCCTATCTTTAATTTTTTTGAGAGTATTCTTGGTCATCATAACCCACGCTTTAGGGTCTGTACTTTTAACTGTGTACATATCTCCGTCTATGGACCCACCAACAGTCGTGTCGAAATGTAACCCCATTTGTGACACGGGCTCAGTAGACGCACACTTCACCTTTTCCGCGAACATATTCCAGTCTATACCCTCCTTTACACCTGGAAACACGACGATATCGTAATTGTCATTCGGTTCGAGTACATTTGTTAAGGCATTCGCGTCAATACTCACACCAAAGTCTATGAAAAGTATCCTATCATATGTTTTGATACAGTTTTGAATTTTTTCAGACTTAAGAAACGGGTCGTCATTCACGAACATGAGTTCATTTTGTACATTTTTTTGCATACATTGAATATTGAATCGTAACACGGTATGTAATGCCTTTACGTGACATGATCGTGACCGCGTGACAATTATAGTTGCAACGCGCATATTACAACTATCTAAGCCTTAAGCCTTAAGCCTGTGTTTTAGACAACCTGTAAATGGTAAATTACCTACGTGACCAAGTGTCGTTTGTACATCCGCGTAAATTTTACCGTCCATTTGCTGCCAGCGTCTACAAAACGCGTAATCTTCGGATAAGTATCGCTTCGAAACCGGATCGATCATACAATCAAATAGAGCACAATACTCGTCAAAATCACGGTTCTGGTGATCATTTTTACACGTGAGTGTATCCTTATACTCTTCATGCATTCGCTCAAGTGCAGTACGTTTAATCATCATAAACCCTGTCGGTCCATCGAGAACTTCAACAAACCCATCTACAACCGACCGTCTATGTGCACCTATATTTACAACCAGACTGGACGAAAGGAGGCTAGGGTTTCGTTCATCTTTTTCTTCCATTCCACGCTTGACGTTATCCCACATGACAACCTTTTTAGGATAACACGCTACAGAAATATCATGACCGGATTTTGCAAGGCGTACAACGGATTTCGCGTCAAATTCTACGTCCGCATCTATAAACATGAAGTAATCTGCGTCGGTCTTTTGCATAAATCTACCTAGAGAAACGTTTCTCGCTCGATGCACGAGACTTTCGTTTTCTGTGGTATCAATCATCAATTGAATCCCCTCCTTCACTAATTCTACTTGAAGGCGAATAAGACTCGCCATATATTGTTCAAGACATAGCCCCCCATAACATGGGGTGCTTAAAAATATTTTCATGAATAACTACATTTTATTACAATTTATCCTCTAAGTATCCTTTTACAATCGTTACAATTTTGTTCAAAGTGGGCGTCGATACAGAGCATTTTTCGCACACCTCTGTTTTTGATACACGTGTTTGCAGCGCCATAAATATAACTGCGGCTGCCACACTCTTCGGTGATTTGCTCATAAGGTCGACACAATTTTCTATATCCACACACTTTCTATTACACAATAGCCGCTCGTCGCGAGATACGTCAAAGTTATTGAGTAACCGTTGCATCATGTTATGTGGTTTAGTTACATAGTTCTTATCAGTTTTCTCGTCGTCTATCACTTCCATAAATAAATCTGTCGTCCGACTCACATCCTTTGACTGGATGCCAAACATTGTCGAAATTTCTTCGGTTGTTCTTGGCAAGTTTGAAAGGCGACACGCGTATAAAACGCAGTTTGCCTTTATCCCGGCGCGTACAGCTCCCCGAGTAAGTTTACCCTCGTTAAATCTTTTGTACAGCGTCTTCGCATCTTTGAGAACGGCTTCGGGTAAATCCCTACACGCTTCGTCGATATCCTTATATGCGTGGAACAGTGATCGATCCCGATGATTCATTGAACTATGAAAGTTAATCTTTGCCATACGTTTCGTTTCATACTTTGAAGAATAACGCGTCTCTATGACAGTACCTTTACCCCACGAATCAGAAAATAACTCGTGATTCGCTGATGGGATATTACATCTAGATGGATCAGCAACGCGACCGTCTTCTGTCACACCACTCGTCCATTCAGCTGTGTCATCGATAAATATAGAATCGACTAAACCACACCCTGTACACACCATTCCCTCACGCGTGACAACCTTCTGCTCGTTGCAAGAGGTGCACGTATAATATTTATTTACTGACTTGATTGTTGGTTTATGTAATATTTGGTCCAGATCGGACCATATAGTAGCCAGTATTGTTTCCATTTATTCTTACACACCTTTTAAAAAAGTTTCAAAATTTCGCACTTAGGCTAAAAATTATGTTCGTCCATCTGGAGTTTCGCCTGCGTTTCGATTCTGTCGACCATATCCTTAAATCTAGACGAACCAGGACTCGATGGTTTCCAGTCGGACCACATAGCATCGATCGTTTCGTATCCGGGTGGTAGTTCTATTCGCCCCTCTAGTTCCGAATCCGATACTACAAAACCACTCAAATCAGTTTCGTCACTGTCTGAATCGTCGAGTATCTCACTGTCTGCGTCCATGTTAATCTCGTCGAGTATGACATATAGAGCCTCTTTAATATGCATGAAAATGGTATCACCGTCTTGGTGGTGTTCGCATACACTATCACCTCTTAATATGTTCGTATCATCGTCGAGTGTGTACACTTGCGCATCTTTGTATATTAAAGATGTTTCTGAGTAATATTTAACTATGAGGTAATCCTCACAATTCTCTTGCACTACAGCGTATATTTCGTCTTCCACGTCTTCAACGTTCACTAAAATTTTTATTAAATCTCCAGAGTATATTTCTGAAATTGCTATCATATCTAAAGAGATCAGACAAAAAATATTCATAGCTATTACCACACGTGATGGGAGTAAAAATTCTTTCTAAAGTCGACTGTAAATATTGCGACGATGCGGAGACATTATGCAAAAACCTAAATCTCGAATATAGTAAAGAATTGGTAGATAAATTGGAATTAAAAGAACGATGTGGATCCGGGGCTGTATCGTACCCCCAAGTTTTCGTAAATGATAAATACGTGGGTGACTACTTCGCGTTTGAAGAGTATATAGATAGCACCGAACAGATACTTCTCCCTACACTCGCCAGGTTTACCGTATTCCCTATTGAGCACGAGAATCTATGGTCCCTGTACAAAAAGGCTCAAATGTCTAATTGGACAGCGGAAGAAGTTGATGTATCTACCGACATGGACGACTGGAAAAAATTGACCGATAACGAACGCCATTTCATCAAATATATTCTTGCATTTTTTGCGGGGTCAGATGGTATCGTATTTGAGAATATAAACAATAATTTTGCCGACGAAGTGCAACTTACCGAGGCACGCTCCTTCTATGCGTATCAATGTCACAATGAGATGGTTCACGGGGAAACGTACAGTAAACTCATAGATAAGTATATCCGAGACTCGGCAGAAAAACAAAAACTTTTTGACGCCATTCAGACTGTTCCTTCGATCAAACATAAAGCGCAGTGGGCGATGAAATGGTTCGATAAATCCCAAACGTTCGCTGAACGACTTCTTGCATTCGCGTGCGTTGAAGGTATTTTCTTTTCGGGGAGTTTTTGTGCCATCTTCTGGCTAAAAAAGCGTGGGCTCATGCCCGGCCTGTGCTTTAGTAACGAACTCATTAGTCGAGATGAAGGTCTTCATTTAGAGTTCGCACTCGAATTGTTTAGAATGTTGACTTTTAAACCAAATGAAGAAACGGTTTACGAGATTGTAACCGATGCGGTAAACATAGAAAAGGCGTTCATTTTAGAGTCTCTTCCATGTAGTCTCATAGGTATGAATTCCGATAAGATGTCTGAGTACATCGAGTACGTCGCGGATCGTTTACTTAAACAAGCGGGGTTCAATAAAATCTGGAACACGCAAAATCCCTTTGATTTTATGGAAAATATTTCCCTAGATGGAAAGACTAATTTTTTTGAGAAACGTGTAGGCGATTATGGCAAAATGGACGAAACGACACCGATTTCGTTTGACGAAGAATTTTAATTAAACGTCAAATCTCTACCGTCGTCAAGTTTACACGTCGCGATCGCCTTCGTTTTGGCACGTTTGAACGAAACTGGCGCAGGTGCGTCTAAATCGCCATTGATATCCATGGGGGCCAACTTCCTACCACTGTCACGGATTTCAATCTGCTTTTCTTTCATGTTAGGCTTGGGAAGCTCTACATCGGCCATGCGAAGTGGGGCGATACCCGCAGCCCTAGCCGTTGTGGGTGAGATACCCTTGGGGCTTGGGCCGATAGCAGCCATGGGGCTTGGACCGACAGCTACTTCGTCGTCGGAGTCACCGTCGGAATCAGACCCAGCGTCCGATTCGGAATCGGAGCCAGAGTCGGAACCAGCGTCGGAACCAGCGTCAGACTCATCGTCTGAGTCGGAGTCGGAGTCGGAGTCGGCGGCAGCCTTGGGAGCGGGGCCGATGGCCTGAGGGGGGACGTTAGGTTCGTACGCTTCAGATTTGACATTCATCATACCCCACGTCACAAGCATAAATACGACAGTGTGTAAAGCTAACCCACCCATCGAAGGGCACCCGTTGGGAGTAGAAACCCACGAACCAAAAACCCTCCGCACGAGGCGGAAGGTATCCGGGTTGGCGATGATGAAGAACACGAGTGCCGACATGATCGAAATTATAAGTTTTTGTTCCTGCTTTTTACCGTCGCATCCACAACCGCAATCTTTGAAGAGACCCATTGTTTTGTTATTGTATTCTGAGAAAAAAAATATACTTAAAGTTTGGTCTCGTATATAATATACAATAAGTATGTCGTCTACCATCATTCAGCGTTACGAAAATTTCGATGTACCCTCGGTTGTTTTTTCTAAATTGAAGAAGAATAAAAATGGGGGTAAAACTGTATACATTAACGCGCCAGCCAACAAGAAGATGTATCTGCAACTTCCTTTTCTCAGATCCCCGTTCGGTCTAAGCGCCTTCACGGACGAAGCGACGAACAAGACGTCCTATTCTCTTGACTTGTCGTTTGACAAGGATAACGATTCTGCCATGGAACTCATGGAGAAACTCAGCGCGCTCGATACTCGTATTATCGAGACGGTCGCCGAGAATTCTAAGGAATGGCTGGGCAAGCCTTACAATATCGATGTTATTCGGGAAGCACTCTACAAGCCAATTGTTAGACCAGGAAAAGATGATTACGCTTCTACCCTGAAGCTTAAACTCATGACCAAACCCGACGGAACCTTCCTCGCCGAGGCGTATGATATGTCACAAAAGTCCATGCCTGTCGATAGTATTGAGAAGGGGCAGAAGTGTATGTGCATCGTCGATTTCAATCAAATTTGGTTTATTGATAACAAGTTCGGTGTGAGCGTTCGCCTCTCACAAGTATTGTGTGAACAATCGACCAAACTTCCTTCTTTCGCGTTTCAAGGTGTCGAGGGGGTTGCGTCTACGGTAGTCGATACTGGTAGTGATGAAGAGGATTGTGAGATTGATGAATAGATAGTTATTTTCTTAGTACTTATTAATATATGAAAGCAAGCGTTCAGAACAAAATAAAGATTCCATGCCAACCAGCATCACATTTCAAACCTCTTACGAAAATCGGTCAAGGTGAATACGGTGTTGTATATAAAGGGTGCTTAAACTCCGAATGTAAACGCGTGATAGCCATAAAACGTTCCACAGAATCACTCAAAGCCGAACATAATATCACGAACCGCCTTAGAAATAAAGGTGTCGCAAACGTGTATGGATTTGAAAAATGTAACACCGAAGATTTTATGTATTCAGAATATCTCGATGGCCAACCGTTTGATAAGTGGCTCGTTAAGGACAAACCAAACGCGGCGAGTGTGAAAACCACTCTTAAGAAACTCGTTAATATTTTGAAAATATTACATAAAAGTGACCCGTCATTCCGACACAATGATTTGCACACCGGGAATGTGATGATCGTGAATGGCGAACCACGCCTCATCGATTTCGGGTTATCGGCTATAAACGGTATTCCAAACCCCGAGATAAACGAATCAGATTTGCGATCCGAATACGGTATTTTTAGGGGTAACCATAAAATGTATGATGTGCATTTTTTCCTGAATTCAATCTTCGCCCACATTCATCGCTCGAAATTGTCTACAGAATATAAGAGTGTTTTAGAATTCATTAAACGGGTGTTAACGAATAAGTACCTGGGAGATACCACGAGTCGAGTATCCAATTATAGACTTAGATATAACCATTCACATACGGAACTCCCCACATTCGATTCGATCTTAAAAGATGCCTATTTCACGGGAAACACGTCGGCTAAGAAAATGAATACTCTATTAAAAACGATTGTCACAGATAAGAAACCACCCCTCCCCCCTCGCAAGGTCAGTTCACCAAAGTCGAAGCCGGTGTCGAAACCAAAATCAAAGACACCCACCAAGTCCGCAAAACTTACCGCCATGCAGAAAGCCGTAGCCATTTTGGCATCTCGAAAGAATGTTCAGTCACAGAAGAAGCGTCCAGTACTCACCCGAACGAGAGTAAAACCTTTATCTAAATAACTCTATCGTATTCGACAATTCCGAATATCGTAGATTTAAAAATAAAAATATATGGTATATATTATTATACCATGCTCGCTCTCGTTGTTTTACTTTGCATAAACGTCATGTTGCTACTGAGTATGAAACCTAAAAAGCGGAGTGTTAAGTTTGAGGGGGGTGAAAACTGGACAATCTACGGGTCGAAAGAGTGCCCGTGGTGTGTCAAACAGGTTGACTATTTCGAGAAGTTGGGTAAACCGTATACGTTCGTCGACTGTGACAAGAAAAAATGCCCTGACTTTGTGGACGGGCTCCCGACTCTCGTAAGTGAATCTGGTAAGAGACACAGCGGTTTTACGAAGGTCTTTAAAGAGGTCAAAGAGGTTGAAGGTGACTCACGTGTGTGGAAGATGTACGGTTCTCGTTCGTGCAGTTGGACGAACAAACAGATCAATTACATGCGTAAAAATGGAAAGCAGTTCACGTTCGTCGATTGTGATAATGAAGAATGTGAAGGTATAAATGGGTTTCCCACGTTAGTCACACCAGAAGGTAAGGTTCTTAGCGGATATACCGAAGTTTAAAGACTGCGGAAAACATTGATGGTAATCGAGAGAAGTAGCGCATCGGTGAACGTCTTGAGGGGTTTGAGCACGGTGATGTGCTTGACAAGAGAGTTGTTCCATGTGAAACGAATAATGAAAGTGGTGATAAGAACCACGAGCACGAAAGTGAGGATTTCTACGAGAATGTCCTTAGGTTTCCTGGACTTTATAATCTCCTTGATCATCATTTTATTAAATGGCAATATTTTTTTCTACAGGTATCATATGACTAAACCACCACCACCGAGTGGTTCTGAGCATACATTCACCACGAGAAAATGGGGTAGTCCAAAGGGGCGTGTGAGTAATAATTGTTACGCATACGCGGTCAATAATTATAAGACTGACCGAGCATGGAAGGCTCAACCCGGTGAACGTGTTGGTAGAACCAATACACCACAAACATACGTAAATTGCGGATCTCTCCCGTCCCTGGTGAAAGCTGACAATCCCAATAAAGTGTACATGGTAAAGGCTGGTGAGAAATGTAAACCATCGTACTATAAAATTATGATGTTTGTTGCGACGTGTAAAAATACAAATTATTTATGCCAGGGAGATTTCCACTTTTATAAACAGCATAATAAAACTGAATATAAAGTAAAAAGGGGTGATACACACGAGAGTATCGCTAACTTTTTTAAGGTACCGGTCATTCGCGTGAAGCGGGCTGCGGTTAGGCTGACTCCTGGGCGTGTCGTTGTGTTTAAGGCTGACTTTTTTAGTCATAAACGGGGGTGGGGTGGTGACCCCATCGTGACTGGGGCTACAGGTAAACTCATTACTGACCCCCGGACAACGTCTCGAAAATACTCGGGGTTAAACTATAACAAGTATTGTAGTTCATTCTGTGTCAAGAATACTGGAATCAAGGTCGGACATACTTATACCAAAGTCAGAAAGTAGACTGTCTAAGTCGAGTGGTGTGTCTACATCGAAAAATATGTCTAATATATCAAGTGATACAGCGTCTGATACTAACAAGACATTTGATGTCTGTTGAATGTTATTATGAACCGTTAATTGCACTTTAAAATTCGATCCGTCAAAGATCTTCCGACATACTGGACATGTCTGTTTACCTGATTTTTTCCAGTTCTCTATACAGTGGGAATGGAACAAATGACCACAACGAAGTGGGCTATGTGTTCGTGTTTCCCTGACTGTATTGAGACAAATGGCACATGTTGTCATTCCTAATTAGGGTGATTAGATTATTTTACGAGTTTTTACTCAATAAATTTTAGACAAATTAATCGTGCTGTCGCACATACCACACGGTTCCGTTTTCTTTTCGGTCTTTTTTACTACCTGAGGACCATTCGCTTGGAGAAACTTGCGAAACGAATAGTTATCTTCATACTTGATACCATTTTGCGACATGAGATAATCGTTGTACAATTTTGACGAGTTGTTTATGGTGAAGCACCTACCGTCGGCCATTCCGAGTCGCTGAGACATTTATATTACATTCAGAAATTAATTTGTCTATTCTCCGTCGTTGTCACCCAGGAGTTATATCCCATTTTCTTTACCTTATCTATACACTCTTCTATATCGTACCCTGAAAATGTACCAAAAATATCTTCCACTTCCGTCTTCGAAACTCTAATGTCCGGATTCGAATTTATATGCTCGTTGACAATGTTGTACGCAAACACTATCTCCTTTAGGGTCTCGGCCCCGGTGATGATGATCTTCCCCGTACTGAATATACTTGTCGTGATTTCCTTCATGTCGGCAGCTGGTTTGAATTTAATCTTAACAGCTGAATACCTATCCGGTTCAAACGAAACTTTGAATACGTCCGAATGTCTTTCAAAGTGTTCGGTTGTTTTCATCAAATTGATGTTGTTATTCAAACTGAAATTCGAATTGATCATGACTATACGAAATGTATCAATGGGTGGGATCACATCAGGGTCAAACGACTGTAGAATATATATAAGACTATTGATTATATGCTCACAGTTGAATAGGTCGTTGCACCCTGCGACCTGAATACTTCCATTCGGGAAAATCTTTATAGATTTTACACTGTAACAATCTTCATATGTTAAGGTGATCTGATTGTAAAACGTTGTGGGTTTGATTGACCACGTAGCACCGGTATTTGACTGCGCGTTCAATTTTAAGTGCACATCCGACATTTCAAACAGTTTTCGAATCTTCGGCACGTCTATAATCTTGTTAAACGATGATACCATCGTGATAGTGGTTAGTTTGATCCATGACGGCTTTTTATCTTCAGGTATTTTACGTCTGAACTCGTCTAATGTTAGAAGATATGAAAATGTTGTATTTGCGATTGTACTAAACATTTTTTGACTTACTTTTTAAACTCGTGTACTTTTCACTTAGGTTCATTCTTAAAGAAGTTAGAGAATAGCCAACTCTTTAAATTACAATGCCGTCATTCATCCGAGAAGCCAACGCGTTTGTTGATAAAACAAACACACCTCATGTAGAGCTTAAGTATTCGTGTTACATAGAGGGTGAAGGATACGTGAACCGCACCGAGTGCTTCTCAACGAAACCTATTGGTAAATGGGAAACGTTCAAGTCTAGGCGAGAGTCGTTCAAATATACGGATTTCCTAGAAACTAAGGTTCACAAAACGTTACAGATTCGTCGACGTCTAATTGAATTACAACTTGATAATGTACTTTGTGAAAACAACAATATATTCTCGATGTTACGCATTATGAATTGTATAAAAATATTGGATCCTACTTTTATACCACCCGTGATTAACGTAAAGTGTTCGTGGCAGAAGAAATTTGTAAAGTATATGGTTACGGACGTACTAACCAGTGTTGCTAACGGTTGTAAAAATGAGTATAGGTTGGAACGTTTATACTCTACATTGTTAAAAATAGAAGTAGAATTATAAGAGCAATAAACACATAGGCGGTCAGTGTAAGTTCACCAGACGAATCGCGTAGCACAAGCTTCTTTCCGTTTGTGGACGTTTCCGTTTCTTCGTCGTATCCCCTATCAATATTTCTACCCGGTAAAAGGGGTCTGGAAAGGTGACATCTCTCACCCTGTACATCCGCGCACATATTAGGTGCACCCCACCCGACCGTTACACCATAATCACACATAGGACTTTTAAAGTCATTCGCCATTGTTACCTTTTCGATCGGTTTGTGCTTAGCAAAATCTCCAGGGTTACGAACCGTACCTGGTAATGAGAAGTTGTTTTGCACAAATGGGTTCACATGGTCCATAGTAGCTTTATCGTCAAGCATGAACTTACTCATCTGTATATTAAGAGTATATATATTTTTTATGTGCAAGCTTTTTTTCGTGCTCCAACCACATCTGATCTAAATCAATATTTAGCATATGTGCCAACTGAAAAAGATAACTAAACACGTCACCCATTTCCATCATGACATCGATCCCCCGTTCCTTTTTGATATTCATCTTCTTAAACGTTCGTTTATATTGACGAATTGCAGATGCGAGTTCACCAAATTCTTCGGAGAGTAATAACCATACAGTGTTTATATCCGCTCGATCCCAACCCTTGATCTTACAAATTTTCTCAGTCTCTTCTTTGTAGTAATTCAATGAGCTCATTCTTAGTGTATACATGTGGGTAATCTTTAAACGCCGATTTTATCATTCTTGTCAATTTTGAGACCGTACGTACTCGTGTTAGCAGGAGCCACAGGTGGGACGGCCATAGTATCGATATCACGCATATATCCCATGTATTGGGCAACACCTGACTGGACCTGTGACATGGCAGTCTTAATCACCATCGCGTTCATAGCCTTGACTTGGGGATTCACATCTTGTTGTTGGTCACCCGCGTTATTGATAAACACGACTCGCATGATACTGTACAGGTCATCAGGATTTTGGTAATCTATCGAGACACCCGTTTTATCTTTAAACGTCTGACGGATCGCACGCTGAACCAAATTCTTATTGAACTCAGAGAAGAAAAGCGTGTTCAGGGGAGTTGGCGTCTGCTTGATCGACATGAGGTTAGGAACGTCACACATTTAATATATCTCAGGAAAAAAACTATCTGTAAATATAAATGATCGTCGGCGCAGACTTCGACACGGCCTATTCCGGCCCAGCCTGTGTGTCAGCAAAACCCGCGTGCACTGCACCCAACTGCTTCATCGCGTCCTACCCCCCCATCTCCAAACCGGGTATCGACGGGGGGTTCAACGTAAACACCCAATTTCTCGAACCTAACCGGTATTACGAGACCGTCGGCCCTGTCCCCGTTCGAAGTGCAGATTTTAAGTGTTAATTAAAAGATAGATTTGTAATATAACCAAATGAAGGTTATCAAGCGGTCCAATCTTGTTGAAGACGTCAAATTTGATAAGGTCACCAACAGGATCTCCAATCTTACATATGGTTTATCTAAAAATGTCGATGCGTCTCTCATCGCGAAACAAGTTTTCTCTTCGATGTACGATAACATCACCACTCACGAAATTGATACATTGTCAGCCGAAATTTGTATCGGTATGATCACGTCAGACCCAGACTACGAAGTTCTCGCCACTCGGATCGTCGCCAGTAACATCCAAAAAACAGCACCGAATTCCTTTTCCGATGCCATGAAATTTCTTTACGATAACAATATCGTCACGGAGGAAGTATACATTGTTTCAAAAAAAGTAGATGACGCTATCGTCGCGGAACGTGATCGAACGTTTGGATACTTTGGTATCAAAACACTCGAACGCGGGTATCTTCAGAAGGTAAACGATATCGTCGTTGAAACGCCTCAATACTTGTACATGCGGGTATCTATCGGTATTCACGGTGATGATATCGAGTCGATCAAAAAAACGTACGACGCCATGTCCCTTGGACAATTTATTCACGCCACACCGACACTGTTCAATGCTGGTACACTTCGCCCACAGATGTCTTCATGCTTTCTCGTGGCGAATAAAGACGATAGTATTGACGGTATTTACGACACCCTGAAAGAGTGCGCCCAGATTAGTAAATGGGCTGGTGGTATTGGTTTGCATATCCACGATATTCGCGCTAATAAGTCCACAATCAGGGGTACGAACGGTAAATCTGATGGAATCGTACCTATGTTGCGCGTCTATAATTCAACGGCTCGATATGTCAATCAAGCTGGTCGTCGCAAGGGGTCGATCGCGATGTACATCGAACCGTGGCACGCAGACATTCTCGATTTCCTCGATATTCGTCTCAACCAAGGTGATGAAGAGGCTCGGTGCCGCGATTTGTTTACGGCCATGTGGATCCCGGATCTGTTCATGAAACGTGTAGAGAGTGGTGGTGAATGGTCATTATTTTGCCCTGACACCGCAAAGGGACTCTCTGACGTGTATGGTGACGAGTTCGAGGAACTTTATGAGAAGTATGAACGCGAGGGTATCGCGAAGGCTACCCTACCGGCCGGTGATATCTGGAAGGCTATCATTAAGTCGCAGAGTGAAACGGGTACACCGTACATGTTATACAAAGATGCATGTAACAGAAAATCTAACCAAAAAAATATCGGCGTGATTAAATCGTCTAACCTATGCAGTGAAATTGTTGAATATTCTGATAAGAACGAGACTGCCGTGTGTAACTTATCTTCCATCGGTTTACCAACGTATGTCGACCAGGATACAAAGACGTTTGACCATGCAAAGCTGCATAAAATCGCCAAGATGGTGACTAAGAACCTGAACAAAGTCATAGATCGCAACTTTTACCCGACTGAGTGTGCGAAACGTTCCAACATGCGTCACCGCCCTATCGGTATTGGTGTTCAGGGTCTCGCCGACGTATTCATCATGTGTGGTATGCCATTCGATTCACCCGAAGCAAAGGTTCTTAACGCACATATTTTCGAGACTATTTATCACGCGGCACTCGAGTCTAGTGTTGAACTTGCCAAAATTGATGGATCGTATGAAACGTTTGAAGGTTCCCCCATTAGTGAAGGTATCTTTCAATTTGATATGTGGGATCGTGAACCCATACTGAGTGGGCGATACGATTGGGACGCAATGCGTACACGGGTTAAGGGTGGTATAAGAAACAGTTTACTTCTCGCACCCATGCCAACCGCGAGTACTTCACAGATTCTTGGTAATAACGAATGTTTCGAACCCTACACGACGAATATTTACCTTCGACGCACACTCGCGGGTGAATTTGTGGTCGTGAATAAACACCTCGTAAGGGACCTGCAAGCTATCGGACTTTGGTCAAAGGAAATGAAAGATCTCATGGTCAAGGCGGGTGGTTCTATCCAGAACATCGCGGATATCCCAGATGATATCAAGAAGCTCTACAAGACTGTATGGGAAATTAGTCAGAAGGTTATCATCGATATGGCGGCTGATCGGGGTGTATTCGTTGACCAGAGCCAGAGTATGAATCTGTTTATCGAGAACCCGACCGTATCTAAACTTTCGTCGATGCACATGTACGCGTGGAAATCCGGACTCAAGACTGGTATGTATTACTTGAGAAGTAAAGCAAAAGCGAAACCTATTCAATACAGTCTAGACGCAGAATGTAGTGCTTGCTCAGCTTAAAGTTTTGAATCTATGTATAACAAATGGCTAAATTCAATACTCTCTGCGATATTATGCAAATCCCCAAATACGATGGTCGTAAAATTTCTTTGAGCACAAAGGACGGTAAGCCTCTAAGAATCCAGACCCCGCGTATGTATATGCCCTTTGGTATTAGTGGGTACACGCCCGTGGTGGGGGCAACTAAGTGGAACCTCGATTTTTCAATGAAGGGCCACGATGAAGAGAGTAACTACGTAAAAGCATTCTATGAATCACTTCAAGATGCAGAAAAAAAACTCATAGAAGAAGTGAGTGCACAAAGTATGCATATTTTTGGTAAGCATGTGAGTTTCGAAGAACTCGAACCCATGTTTAATTCTAATATCAAACAGACTCCCGATAGAGAACCGAAATTTAGAACACGCGTAGATACATCTATGGGTGGAGATTTGAAAGTGGGTGTATTCAATTCAGAAAAGGAACAGTTGAAAGATACATTAAAAGACAAACTTTACGCAAGAAATTCGGGGGTTGCCATCGTTGAGATGAACAGTGTGTATTTCTTGAATAAGATGTTTGGTGTTACATGGAAACTGCACCAGCTCGTCGTTCACGAACCACAACAACTCAAGGGTTTCCAGTTTATGATATAAATTATTTACTACCACCCGAAATCATAAGATAATATACCAATTGAGCCTCTTTCAATAGTTTACCTTTAATCATGGTGAAACTATTGGGATCCACACCTAGACGTATTTTAGCTATTCTGACGGAATTGTCCCATGCGTTGAGAGACATGCTTCTTACTTTACTAGTTCATTTTTTTTACAAGCTTCTTGTACGCCGCCGTACCCTTCTTAGGGGCCAGCTTGAAGTCACCCTTCTTCGCGGGCTTGAATACCTTCACCATAGACTTTTTACCTTCGTCCTTCATGCGCTTCTTAGCCGCGGCGATGGCATTTTTACTTTTAATGTTTCCGTATTTGTCCTGGACGAGATCTTTTTTGGCGAGACCACCGGATGTGTGCGCGGCGTTTCCGTGGAATACTTCGGCGCGAGTACCTTCAGTTACCTGGTGCATCATTGTTGTACTATATCACCGGAAAATTTTTCGGATCGCGTCCATAGACTTTTCATTCTTTATAGGAATTTGATCTTCTACGCGCTTATCGTTAAGTACATCCGCGCAAATCATGGACTTGTGCCCCTGGAGTGACATCATAGCCATGTCAACACTATTGGATTTTTGTGTATCTTTATATACCAACTTTTTGACAAAAACTTCCATCGTCTGACCAGTTCTGTGACATCTACCGATAGCCTGCAATTCCGTGGCTGGATTCCAACTCGGTGCCGTAATATACACCCTCGTCGCACATTGAATATTGAGACCCTGACCACCACACCTAATCTGAACCACCAACATACTTCCATTTGGCGATTCCTTAAATCGATTGAGTACCCGATCCCTTTCGTCTTTGTCTACAGATCCATCTATCCTGAATGTCTGTCGTTTTATCATACCCTGTATATGGTCCATTTCACCTTTATACGAACAAAATACGACACCCTTTTCGTCGGGGTGTTCATCTATACAATTACGCAACGTACGCATCTTGTTTGTCTCGTGGACCCACGCTTCGGGCGCCTGCTCGTTAATTTTTGCAATCCCGTTGTTATATAACTGTGGCCACCTCATAAGTTGTCGCATGCGCAAAAGACACTCCAAAATATGCATATTCCGTCTTTGTGTAGAAGTCGTTGTTCGCATTACATAATTGATAGAATCGCGTGCTTCAGCGAACGCAATATCGTACATGGCGCATTCTTCTTCGAGCATGTCAAGTTCCACGTTTTCAAAGTGACAATATGGCAATTCAATTAGACCATCGGCTTTCGTTCGTCTCAGTATGTAGATATCCTTTATTTGATCATGCATTGCCTGCACCACGTGTTTCGAAAACCCAATGAATGTACAGAGTGTCACGAAATCTTCCATAGAATTGAAGACCGGTGTCCCAGTGACCACCCACCGAATAGGTGCACGTAAATTGTTAACACTTTTGAACGTGCGGGTGTTACGATTCCTGATTTCATGTGCTTCATCCAAAACAATCCGGTCCCAATTCACCATTTGGATCCTACTTTTCTTACTGTATATAGACGGGTAAGACGCGATAATAACGTCTCGAAGCAAATGCGCATCTTCGTATGTACCCACGTCCACCTCTGGTGCAAACTTACCAAACTCACTTACCCATTGATTAACCAGTGATTTTGGTACGACGATGAGTGTATGTTTTTTTGGATTTTTCAGAATCGTTGCGATAATCTGTACAGTCTTACCCAGACCCATCTCATCGCAAAGAAAGCCACCGGTTGGCCCAGATGTTTGGTTTTCCATGGATACCATCCATTCTACGCCGACACGCTGATACGGTTTGAGTGTAAATACCATTACAAATAATTTTAATAAATTTATGTGTTTACTTAGGTATAAAATAATTTCTACACGTATACAAATGTCAAATATTCAGAAAAAAATACCATTTATGGCTTCCGTATTTGGAAACCTGGTATTTCAAATGTTTGTAGTGTATCGCGCGATTGATGCAACTATTAATAACGCAAATTTGAAAGATTTCGCCACGAGAAATAGGTTTTTACTCGGTATATCGTCCATAGGAATTACCATGGCCCTCGCGTTTGCGAAATCCCTAAACGTACCCATCAAGTTTGTACTTTTTACCCTTTTGTCAGTAATCACGGGTATGCTCGCACATAATATTACCGACCTCAAAGAAGCACTACTCGAAGCGGTTGCGATATTTATAGCGATGGTATTTGCCGGTATAGTGACCGTCCAACTTGGTTATGATTTATCCACCCTAGGAATATTCCTATTTTTTTCACTAATCGCTCTGATTTTCGCGCGCTTACTTTCACCCAGTAAACAAAAATACACGAAGATAGCTACGCTTATATTTGCGTTATACGTAGTATACGATACAAATAACATATTACAAAGAAACTATGGTGGGGATTTCGTAGATGCAACCCTAGACTACTTCATAGATATAGTAAACCTTATGCGTTTATCAAACGAAGAATAATCATTTACCAATATACTTGTGCATACTTAACACTATCGAGACCGCCCGCACGCCTATACCCAACGCTTCAGTCTCCAGTAGTATATTAGCTATTGCGGCTACATGCTCGGGTGTAAATCTGTGATCATTGATAAATTCAACCATATATGGTAGGACACGAGTCGTAAATGTCTGCTGGGCTTTTCTCCTTTTTATGTATATTATACGTCGTGCTACGACACGTGTCAATCTCCATGCGTGCCCTAGCACGGGTATGTGCATGGGTTTCCACTACTATTAGTATTCAGAATAATCGTCGTCTGGATCTGTCGCGATTTCACATGTTTTCGGTAATTCTTCCTTCTTCTTACGCGTCTTTTTAGGTGGGGGGTCATCGATCCCATATTCTCGGTGATAAAGAACTTTCTGCCAGAATTCTTCCATAATCGGGAGGTATTTTTCAAACCATTCACGATCCCGTTTCACGTTAACAACATCAAACTCTTCCGGTCTCGGCCAATTCGTCAATGCGGGTTTGTATTGAATGAAATCAGCCTCTTCCAAATCCAAAATCTCCATACACAACTGAAGCTGAGGCATATAATGCTCGGGTACTTCACCCGGTATAATTTGTCTCATGGGAGGACATTTAATCTCGACGAGTTTACCAGAATTAGACACACCATCAGGACTCCCACCGAGCCAGGAGTACTTCGGGTGTGGGCAAAGGCCAATTTCATGTACAACTTCGTTGTGTCGTTCCTCGTATAAAATTCTGGCTTCATCTTCATACAACTCACCGTGTCGGGTAGCTTCATTACCCATGAATTTTTCCCCCTTTCCACATTTTTTTAGTAACAATCCATTAGGAGTGTCGTATTTATTCTTCCCTATAGCAGTCGCAACGTCGCTCGCAGTTAGCATGTTTCCTCGAAGCGCGAGCCATTCCTCAGACTTTTGAGGGGCGTACTCCCTTTCGATTAGTTTCTTCACTGTTGGGTGCATTAGATATTTTACCCTCTAATTGTTTAAGTACTGCACGAATATGTTTCTGTGAATAGACCTCGTTTTGTTGCTTTTTATCGTTTTTGGTCACACGTTTCTTAGGTGTGTAATCGTTCGTGTATTTCATTGTGATAAAAATTACCTTTT